GTAAAATTATGGCAAGCAGCTCATGGTTTAACCGCAGATGGTATGGTAGGTGATAAGACTTGGGCAATGATTATGGGTGAGGAAGAACATCCACAGGTACAACAACAAGCCGTAGCAGTAGCTAACTCAACTGGATTAAAATTACAAAATCTAAAAGGACATATTCCTGATGCAGTTATCGCAATGATTCCTGCGGTAGCACAAAAGTTTCAAATTGATTCAGCATTAAGATTAGCACACTTCTTAGCACAATGTGGACATGAGAGTGGTGGATTCCGTTTGACAAAAGAAAACCTAAACTATTCAGCTAAAGGTTTGAATGGTATCTTTAAGAAATACTTCCCAACTTTAGAATCAGCTCTACCTTACGAAAGAAAGCCGGAGAAGATTGCAAACAAAGTATATGGTGGTAGAATGGGTAACGGACCTGAAGCAAGTGGTGATGGTGCAAAGTTTTGTGGTAGAGGGTATATTCAATTGACAGGAAAGGATAACTATACTGCATTTGGTAAATCAATAGGTGAAGATGTTTGTGCTAACCCACAAGTAGTAGCTGAGAAATACGCACTATTATCAGCAGCTTGGTTCTTCAATAAAAACGGATTACACAAAATGGCTGACGGTGGAGCAACTGATGCAGTTGTAACATCTATTACTAAAAGAGTAAATGGTGGTACTATTGGATTACCTGATAGAATTAAACACTTTAAAGAATATTATTCTTTATTGGCTTAAAATTTGGTAGATTAAAAATAATTTCGTATATTTATAGTATAAAGTAAAAAAAATGGCAAATATCAGATTAAAAGAATTAATGGAAGCGTCGGTAGACCCTAAATTAGTAGCAAGAAGTAAAGAAACTGGAAAGTTAGTTTATTTCAAAACTCCACAAAATAAGGCAGCAGCAATGAAAGCTGGTACTCACGAAGACCCTAAAGCTAAAAAAGCAGATGCTCCTAAAGGAGATGCAAAACCAAATTCAATGTTTGGTAAAGATTACAATAAAGATAGAGGTGCTAAAGCAGCTTCTAAATCAAACACCAATTGGATGGATGATTTGGATTCAATTGATGTATCTGATGTTAAAGGAAAAGCTGACCCATCTGCAGATAGTTGGACACATGGTGATGTATTTGGTGCAACATTCAAAGACCCACAAACTGGTAAACCAATAAGTGTAGGTGATGCATATGATAGAGAAGACAATTCTCCAGCTTATCAAAAAGCATTTGCTTATGTAGCACAATTTAATCCTGATGATGAGGCTGTTATGGGAACGCAAGCATACGCTGATTTAAATAAGAAAGCGGGAAAATCTAACTATGATGATAAATCATATTGGAAAGATGCTGAACGTAGTAATACGCAAGGATATACTGGAGATGATGATGATTCCGAAGATGATAATAGTTGGGGTGATGAGGCACAATTTACATCGGATAGATTGAGTAAAATAGAAGATGCACTTAAAGATGATTTAAATTTAAGAGGTAACGGATTTGAAACTACACGTGAAAGCGGTGGTGGGATGGGTGGATTTGAAGGACCTATGACAATAGTTTCTAAAGATGCGGATTATAACGATGAAGATAATTATATCAGTTTATCAGTAGGAAGTCCAAACAATGATGGTAAATTTTCAATTGTATTTGCAAATGCAAATGGTGAACCACACTTTGAACCTAATTATGATGCATTGACTGGTGATAATGATTTAGAACCACAGCAAGCATATAAAGTTACAAAAGCTTTAATGAAAATGCCTGAAGTTCAAAAGGTATTAAAAGGTGAAATGAAACTGGATGAATTCAAACCTATATATGATAAATTGAAATCTAAATTTTCAAAAACGGAATCAACGAAGCTAACATCAATGATTAAAAAATAACCAAAAGGGAGAAACTAAAAATTCTCCCTTTTTTATTTGGTAGTATCAGGTATTTTTCGTATCTTTGAGTAAATCTCAAACCCATATAAATGCTTAATTCGGTTATAAAATATACTTCAAAAAAGATTTGGAAAGTCCAATAAATTGTTGTATATTTGTAATCTCTTTATATTTATATACATAGAGGGTGAAGGACACTCACCTAAATAAAACCATAAAACATAAACTCTTAAAACGCAAAAAAATGGCTATTAACTTAGACGCAATCAGAGGTAGACTGAACAAACTACAAAGCACAACTTCAAAGAAAGTAGAACTTTGGAAACCAGCTCCGGGCAAACACACTATTCGTTTAGTCCCTTACAAATTCAACAAAGAGAATCCTTTTATTGAATTATTCTTTCACTACAACATTAACAACAAATCTTATCTATCTCCATCTTCTTTTGGCAGACCTGACCCTATCGTTGAGTTCGCTGATAAGTTGAAAAGAATGGGTGATAAAGAAGATTGGAAAGCTGCCAAGAAAATGGAGCCGAAACTTAGAACATTCGTACCAGTATTGGTAAGAGGTGAAGAAGGTGAAGGTGTAAGATTTTGGGGCTTTGGAAAAACTGTATATCAAGAAATTCTTGGTTACATCGCAGATCCTGATTATGGTGATATTACTGACCCAAATGAAGGTAGAGATATTACTGTTGAAGTAGTATCGGCTGAAGACAGTGGTACTTCTTACCCTGTAACAACAATCCGTGTTAAACCAAAGGAAACTCCTTTAGCAGCAACTAAAGAAGAAACCGATAAGTGTATCAACGGACAAACCGAAATCACAGACCTTTACCAGGAATTGACTTATTCGGAATTGAAATCTGTATTAGAAGGTTGGTTAAACCCATCCGCTAATGGTGATGAAGATACATCTACTGCAGCAGCAGAGACGTTAGCATCTACCGCAAAAAATGACGAAGCACCTTTTGATGTTGATGTTAAATCAGCACCTAAAGCAGAAGCATCAGCTAAGAAAATAGATGATGTGGCATCAGCATTTGATGACCTTTTCAATTCATAGTAAATAAGTAAACAATATGGCAAAAGCAACTAAAGAGGTTGACTTAGCGGAAGTACTCGTTGAGTCCCTTAACAAACAATCAAAAGACCAAAAGGTAGCATTCTTTTTAGATAATGATGATGCACCAACAAATGTAGAAGGCTGGGTTTCAACCGGAGCATCTATGTTGGATGTGGCAATATCAAATCGCCCTTATGGTGGATTACCGGTTGGAAGAATCACCGAAATTACCGGATTAGAACAAAGTGGTAAATCATTAGTATCAGCTCACTTACTTGCGGAAACGCAGAAGCTAGGTGGATTGGCAGTATTGATTGATACGGAGAACGCCGTAAGTAGAGAATTCTTAGAAGCCATTGGAGTAGATACAACCAAATTACTTTATGTAGCAGCTGAGACTGTTGAACAATGTTTTGAATATACTGAAACTATTATTGAGAAGGTAAGAACTTCCTCTAAAGATAAGTATGTAACAATCGTTGTGGATTCGGTAGCAGCAGCATCAACTGAAAAGGAGATGGAAGCTGATTATGGTAAGGATGGTTACGCTACGGATAAAGCAATTATCATTTCCAAAGCAATGCGTAAAATCACAAATCTTATTGGTAGACAGAAAATCACTCTAGTTTTCACAAACCAATTAAGACAGAAGATGAACGCAATGCCATTCTCTGACCCTTGGACTACATCGGGTGGTAAAGCAATCGCTTTCCACGCATCGGTTCGTTTGAGATTAAAGAGTATGGGAACAATTAAAGCTAAAGATGGTAGTGGTAACGAAAGAATTGTTGGTATCAAAGTAAGATGCCAGGTTGTAAAGAATCGTATGGGACCACCATTACGTTCAGCAGATTTTGATATCTTCTTTGATAGAGGTATTGATAACTACGGCGCATGGTTGGGTAGTATGAAAGAAAACGCAATTGTGAAACAAAGTGGAGCTTGGTATGAATACATTGATATTGATTCAGGCGAAGTGATTAAGTTCCAAGCGAAAGATTTTCCGCTTACATTAGATTCTAACCCTGGTGTTAGAGAGCAAATCTATAAAAGGATTTGTGAGGCAACAATTTTAAGATACAAAAAAGATTCATTAGACACTGATAATTTAGTAGTAGATTCAGAAGTGATTGGTGATTAATAAAGGTTACAAAAACAAAATGAAAGACTTATACAAAAAGCTTCTTAACGAAGTAGAATCAGAACATGAGACATCACACTTAAGAGTGCGTAATAGTAGAGTTCTTGTCATTGATGGACTAAATACCTTCATCCGTAGTTGGACTACCAACCCTACAATGAATGAGGATGGTGACCATACGGGTGGAGTTATTGGTTCATTAAATTCAATTGGTTCTCAAATACGCCAATTCAATCCGACTAGAGTAGTTCTTATCTTTGATGGTAAGGGTGGTTCTAAAGGTAGAAAGGAAGTGTTTGAAGGATACAAAGCTGATAGAGGTAAAAATCGTTTTAGAGTTAATAGACAATATCCTGAAATGATGTCACAGGAAGAAGAACAACTTTCAATGAAACGCCAATTCGTTTGGTTAGTTGATTTGTTAGATTCACTTCCAATTACAACAATGATATATGATGGAATTGAGGCCGATGATGTGATAGCTAACATAGCTAGACAAATATTAGGTGAAGATGAAGAATGTATTATTGTATCAACGGATAAAGATTTCTTACAATTAGTAGATGATAAGACGAAAGTTTATTCACCAACTAAAAAGAAACTTTATGATAGAGAGATGGTAAAAGCAGAATGGGGAATGTACCCACAAAACCTTTTACTATTCAGAACATTGGATGGTGATAATTCAGATAATATTCCCGGCGTTAAAGGATGTGGTTTAAAGACTGTATTAAAAAGATTTCCTGAATTAGAGGAAGATAGATTAATTACCTTTGATGAATTTTTTGATATATGTGAAGCTAAGAAAGATGATGCAAAAATATACGCTGATATCCTTTCACAAAGAAATGAGGTATTAAGAAATAGGCATCTGATGCAATTAGAAGAAGCACATATCAATACAAACCAAACTCTTAAAATATTAGACCGTTTTAACGAACCTAATAAAAAGTTTGATAAGTTTGATTTTATCAAAGCAGCAATGAAATATAAGATACTACAAAACTGGAAAGATATAAACGATTGGTTGAAATCAACTTATACAAATATAATAGTAAAATAGATGGCAGAGCAAGTAGATACACTCTCTAAATATGGGCAATCGTTTCAAGCTAAAGTAATATCTGCTTTACTTACCGATGTTAGAATGATGGACACTTTGTGTGAAATCATTGATAAGAAGTTCTTTGAATCCGATGCTAACAAGTGGATAGTACAGGAGATTAAGGATTATTACGATGAGTACAAAAAAGAACCTACATTAGATGTATTTAAAGGACAAGTATCAAAGCTAGATAATCCATCACTAAAAAAATCAATAGTAGAACAACTCAAAGTAGTTTACACTTCAATCGGACACGAAGATTTTGAATACATTAAAAATGAATTCACAAAGTTTTGTATCAATCAGAATATGAAAAACGTAATTCTACAATCAGTAGATTTACTTAAATCAGGCAACTACGATAGAATCAAAGACTTAGTTGATAAGGCAATGAAAGTTGGAATTGAATCTGATTTGGGTATGGATTACCTTTTAGATTTTGAGGAAAGATTTAGTGAGACTGGCAGAGAGACTGTAAGTACTGGGTGGGATTGTATTGATGATTTAATGGATGGTGGAATTGGACCTGGCGAATTGGGAGTAGTAGTAGCACCTTCTGGTGTTGGTAAGACTTGGGCATTAGCAGCATTAGGAGCAGCAGCCGTAAGAGCCGGAAAGACCGTAGTACATTATACATTAGAACTTTCTCAACACTATGTAGGATTGAGATATGATACGGTATTCACTCATATACCATCTACTGAATTAAAAGAAAGGAAAGAGGATGTATTTAGTAAACTTAAAAGATTACCTGGTAAACTTAAAGTTAAATATTATCCACCAAAAGGAGCATCATCAAAAACAATTCAACTTCACATTGAGAAAATGATAGCAGCTGGTAATAGGCCCGATTTAATAATTGTGGATTACGCCGATTTGCTATTATCACATTCAAATAAAACTGATAGTACATACGCTGAGCAAGGTGGAGTATATATTGATTTAAGAGGTATGAGTGGTGAGTTAGGTATCCCAATTTGGACAGCATCACAAACAAATCGTTCAGCAATTGATTCGGAGGTTATTGAAGCTGATAAGATTGCAGATAGTTACGCTAAAGTAATGAACGCCGATTTTATTATGAGTTTAAGTAGAAAAGCAAAAGATAAATTAAACAATACGGCTAGAGTACACATTATGAAAAATCGTTTTGGACAAGATGGTATAACTTTTCCAACTAAAATGGATACGAATACTGGAACAATAGAAGTATATGCAGCAACATCTTCCGAAGGCATTATAGCATCAAAAGAAAGTGCTAATGGTGCTGAAATGGAAAGACAAATGTTACACAAAAAATATGTAGATACTATGCCTGGCTCAAAACCGGCGCAAGTATCTGGATTGGGTTAATAAAAAATAAACAATTAAAAAACAAAAACATGAACAGTCAACAACTATTCGAACAAATGAAGACTTTGTTTTCAACATTTGAAACAGAGCACAACGGAACTAAAAAAGTAAACAAATCAAGAGCTAGAAAAGCTATTGGTGATTTGAAGAAATTAATCACTGCGTATAGACAAGCATCTACCGCAGAGCAAAAAGCATAATATGATAGGGGAGTGAAAGCTCCCCTAACTATATGTTATAATACACTGGGTGTTTTGACACCAATAAAATTTTAAAAAAAGTGAATTATTTATTCACAAACCTGAATGATTTAGTGGCAGACAGTATATTTATTCTTACATTTTGGGGTTTTCCTGAAATATTTTAACACACTAAACAAAATTTACAAAAAAAATGGACATTTCAACACGAATTTTATCGGACATTACGGTTTATATGAAGTACGCAAAGTACAAACCGGAATTAAAAAGGAGAGAAACTTGGAAAGAGTTAGTAAAAAGAAATATGGATATGCATATAAAGACATATCCAAATTTAAAAGAGGAAATAAAAGAAGTATATAAATTCGTATCGAATAAAAAAATATTACCATCAATGCGTTCAATGCAGTTCGCAGGTAAACCAATTGAATTATCACCAAATAGAATTTATAATTGTGCATTTGCACCGGCAGATGATTGGAGAGTATTTTCAGAAATTATGTTCTTACTATTGGGCGGAACTGGAGTAGGTTATTCAGTACAACAACATCACGTTGATGCTTTACCTGAAATCAGAAAGCCATCCATTGATAAGACAAGAAGATTTTTAATCGGTGACTCTATTGAAGGATGGGCTGATGCAGTTTCAGTAATTGTAAAAGCATATTTCTTTGGTGGTAGTAAGCCGGTATTTGATTTTAGAGATATTAGAGAGAAAGGAGCACGATTGGTAACATCAGGTGGTAAAGCACCCGGTCCTCAACCCCTGAAAGAATGCCTTATCAAATTAGAAGGTATTTTAGATGCAAAGAAAAATGGTGAGAAATTAAAACCAATTGAAGTGCACGATATGGTTTGTCATATTGCTGATGCAGTATTAGCAGGTGGTATTCGTAGAGCAGCATTAATCGCCTTATTCTCCGCAACTGATGAACAAATGATTAGTTGTAAGAGTGGAGCGTGGTGGGAAAACAATCCACAAAGAGGTAGAGCAAATAACTCTGCTGTATTAATGAGACATAAAATTACAAAAGAATATTTTTTAGACCTTTGGAAAAGAATTGAAGCAAGTGGAGCTGGTGAACCTGGTATCTACTTATCAAACGATAAAGATTGGGGAACTAATCCGTGTTGTGAGATTGCTTTAAGACCTTTTCAATTCTGTAACTTATGTGAAGTGAATGTAAGTGATGTTGATACTCAAGAAGAATTAAATGCTAGAGTTAAAGCAGCATCATTTGTAGGAACATTACAGGCTGGATATACTGATTTTCATTACTTAAGACCTATATGGCAAAGAACAACTGAAAAGGATGCCTTAATAGGAATATCAATGACAGGAATCGGAAGTGGTGCAGTTTTGAAATTGGATATGAAAGAAGCAGCAAAAGTTGTGAAAATAGAAAACAAAAGAGTAGCAGAAATATTAGGTATTAACGCATCGGCAAGATGTACAACGGTTAAGCCGGCTGGAACTACTTCATTGGCATTAGGAACTTCATCTGGTATTCATGCTTGGCACAATGATTATTATATTCGTAGAGTAAGAGTTGGTAAAAACGAATCAATGTATTCTCACTTAGCAATTAATCATCCTGAATTAGTAGAAGATGAATATTTCAGACCGCATGATACGGCAGTAATTGGTATTCCACAAAAGGCACCCGATACTGCTATCTTTAGAACTGAATCACCAATTCAATTATTAGAAAGAGTTAAGAAAGTACATGGGGAGTGGGTTAAGCCGGGTCATAGAAGTGGTAATAACTCACATAACGTATCGGCAACAATTTCTATTAGAGAGCATGAGTGGAAAGCAGTTGGAGAGTGGATGTGGGAGAATAAAGAATTCTACAATGGATTATCAGTATTACCTTATGATGGTGGTACTTACATTCAGGCTCCTTTTGAAGATTGTACTAAAGAAAAATACGATGAACTTATGAAAACATTAAATGATGTTGAT